CCAGGGTGCCATCGCCGAAGAGCCTGCCGCCGTCGCACTGGTGACGCAGATCACCAACGGCACGCCGCTTTCGCAAGCGCAGATCCAGCAGTACGAAGCGGACTACGAAGCGGCCTACCAGCAGACCAAGGCGGACATCGCCGCCAAGCTGGCCACGGCAACCTGACCGGTCGCCGGCATCACTGTGGAACGGGCGGGGGCGGTGCCCCCGCCTTTTTCATAGCCACCAATACAGGCCGAAGCAGAGTGCGCCCGTAAGACCTGCCGATACAATCAGTATCACGCAACCCCACATGCCGCACCCGCGCATATCGTCGTGGTCGCGGTCGTCATACCCGTCATATTCATCTTCGTACATGCCTGCCTCCTACGCTGCCCTGCCAGCACTGCCTCTGACCGGGGGTGCTGGCGTACCAGCCCGGCCCTGTATGCCGCCCTGCGACCGCCCCTGCCAGCCCAGCCCTGCCTTGCGGGGGCCTAGCAGGGGGCCGCTACAGGCCCCGGTCTGACGGGGGTGCCCTGCCTATGCCCCCGGCCGGAAACGGCCCTGTACGATCGCCCCTGCCAGCTAGAACGGGGGCTTTTCAGCCGTGGGCAGGGTAGTTTGCAGCGGCTCGTAAGCTGGCCAGTCGGTTTCACCGTACAGCCCTACCCAACGTTCGCGCGCCGCCTCAAGCGTTGGCAGTTCCCAGAAGTATGCGCGACCCTTCACCTTGCGGGTCCAACCGTCTTTGGTAGGTTCGTCCCACTCCGTCATCTGTTGCATGCTGCTCAGCTTTGGGCATACTCGCTGGAGGAACCGCCCAAGGGCGGTCTGGTTTCCGCGTCGCGTGACGTTGAAGCGCCGCGTGTATTCAATGTAATCGTCAACGAGCGCGTCCTTGCGAACCTGCACCATCCAGTCATTCGTTGCGCCGTGGCGGAGCAGCCTGCCTTCTTCCAGCTTCTGATACCACCATTCTTCTTCGACGTTCAGGCTGAGCAGCTTCTGCTCTTGCAGGGCTGTCGTCTGCGGCACAAGCCGCACGTTGAAGTCCTTGATGTCTGTGGTCATCAGCATGTGCAGCAAGGCTTCATAGCCGCCGCTGTCCATCTGCTTGTCAATGGCTGCGAAGTAAGCCGCGTTCTGTTGCTGGTCGTTGCTGACGTCTATCACAAAGTAGCGGCGCTCGTCGCCGCCTGCCGGAATGACGTGTTGGTCGTTGGATGACATGATGAGGTGGATGTAGTTTGGGAAGATATCAACGTCAATGCCCTTGGCTTCAATGGCGATGGTCTCTTCCGTGATCAGCGTGTTCAGAATGGAACGGTGCTTCTTGTCACCGGCATAGAACGCCTCGTCCGCGAACAGCACGACGCAGTCCCGAAGATGGCTGTTGAAGTTGCCGACAAGATGGCTGGAGTTTGAGATATGCAGAAAGTGCCGCCCGAACAGCGCGCCGAACACCTTGGCTGTCTTGCCCTTGCCGGTGCCACGCCCGCCGCGTAGCACGACTGCGACCTCTCCGGGGCTGGCAGGCTGTTGTACGGCTCTGGCCATCCATTTGATGAGATAAGCGTAGTGCTCACGCTTGCCTTGGCATACGTTCTTTTCAAGATGGTCCAAGAACAATTGACAGTCGCCGGGTTTCTGTTGAAAGGCAAAGCCGCGCCAGAGATTGTATGTGCCGGGGATCTCACGCTCCGGACTGAACACGATGGTGTCAAACTGTCTGCGTCCAGTATGGCCAAGCCACCATTTACCGGCTGCCATCCATACCGGCTTGTTCTCACTGTCCGTGCCTACGCGCACGAACTGGTTCATGTAGCGGTTGCGGAAGTCATCAAAGGATTGCCGCGTCAGCCGCGTGCGTCCCTTGAACGACATGTCCACTACTTCTTCAATGATGCGGCACTTGCCGCCGATATTGCTGATGACCGCATGGCGCTCATTCAGCTTGCGCAGCCACGGGTCAATCGCCTCTTCCTTGGCGCGCGCCATCTGTCGCAGCGCGTACTTCTCAATGTTGCTGCCCTTGTCAATGACGCTGGCCGATATGCCGTAGTCCTTGTCCGTGATGATGGCGTAGATGACTTCATCCGGCACGTTCTTGCGATACAGATTGCAAATGACGTCAAACAGCCAGGACGAGCGTGAATTGTCCTCCTTCGTTTCCTCCGGATGGTGCCCCTGTACGATGATGACCTTGACGCGCTCCGGGACTTCCCATTTGTCCAATTCGCTTACGTCAGCGATGCGCTCGATATTGCCGCCGACCTTGATGGTGTCTTCTACGCCTCCACCACCGCCCGTGAAACCTTTGTCGTTTGACATCTGCACGGGAGCGGCTTTGATGAAAGCCGTCAGCGGGTAGGCGATGTCACCGGCAATCTTCTCGACCCCGGCCAAGGCAGGCTTGCGGCCCTTCTTCAGCTTCTTGGCGTCTGGCAGATTGACCGTGCCCGGCAACCGCATGATGCGGTCTACGTTGTGGCAGTTGTCGCCTTCAAAGATGCGCTCTAGCTGCACGTTGTACAGCTTGGCATCCTCGTACTTGGCCGTGTCACCGTCAATGGCCACCGGCTCTTGCAGCTTCCAGAAGGCTTGGTAGCCGCCGCCGCTGTACGTTATGACGCTTGGTTCCGGAATGCCTTGCGGCAGCTTCTTGGTCAGCAGTTCGTAGATGCGCACGAACTCTGCCTTGGTATGCGCCGCGACTTCCTCCGGCGAGAGCTCTGGGTTCGGCGGACGCGCATCAATGTCAATGTGCAGCCAGTCCATGGACTTGATGTCTTCGCGGCTTGCCTTGCGGTCAAAGTCGCGCATCACTGTATTCACGGAGAAGTACATATTGTACTTGCCGTTGCGTTCCTTGATCCACTTCCCCATCTCGGTGAAGTCGGCTTTGTGGAACAGCTTGCCCTGAATGCTTTTCTTGTCCGGCTTGATGGCCGTCAGCGCCCACGGTCCCTCGGGAGACCAGCGTTGAAGAAAGTCCAAGGCTGCATCGTTATCTGGGTTGACAGCCACGGTTCAATGCTCCCAGAACCAGAGGAGATCGTCACATGGCACCTTGCCGAGTTCCATCAAGTTAAGCCAATATCGTGAGACCGCCAGTTCCTTGGCAACCTGAACCTGCGTCTTGCCGCACCGACGCCTCATGATGAGACAGCGCTCGTGATCTTTCAGGTTCGGCGCTGCCGCCTTGGGCACCGAGAGTGCATGACGACGCAGCGTAACCGCATCTCCATTCTCCATGCGCGCATAGATGTGCGCGTGAAGCTTCCAATGTTTCGCGGCGCGTGCTTGCGTATAGCCCAAGCGGCGGCGGTGGATCAGGAGGCGTTCGGGTTGCGAAAGGATGATAGACATGTGATCAGCTCTTGTTTGATAAGGCCGTTTCTCCAGTGACGATAGGTGATATGTTCAAGATGGGTCCGCGTCGCCCGACCTACGAACTGCGCAGCCATGTCCCCCGTGAACAGCATCCATTCTCTGCCGATCTCCAGCATGAGGAAGGTATTACCTCCCTTGCCGTATCGCCGCGCCAAGTGGATGCGCTGTTGCGGCGTGAAGTGCGAGATGAGAACAGGGCTCTCATTGGCGTTGGCAGGCCAACGTCGCAGCCACTTGCATTCCATCCAGCCTTCTATGAAGTTGATGTCCGGCGTCCCCGGCCTGACGGGGTTCTCCACCGGAATGGCGTCAAGGCTTTTCAGGTCCTTGACGAGTTTGCTACGCATGCCGTTCTCTGACACGTTGCCGCCCTATGCTAAATTGTAGACAGGCTCACAGGCTTGCATTAAAACCCAGGATTGACAACTGTCAGAAACGCGCGGTAACAGGTTCCTCCGCTTGGTCCTGATAGCGACCATTGTACGGCTCAGCGTCGCCGTCAAGCCAATGGAAGCACACTTGCGCGATAGGCATGCCGCGATATAGCTGGAAGAACGCGCCGTTGCCGTGGAAGCTGAGCTCCAGCGTGATATGGCCGATCCAGCCCGGCTCCAGGACGGTATTCTGCACCGCTAACCCAAGGCGGGCGAGCGTTGACTTGTCATGGACGAAGGCGATCACGTTCTTCGGGATTTGGAAATGCTCCAGACTGGCAACGAGGACCATGCGACCATGGTCAATCTTCGCTTCGCTGCTTTCATGGTTGTCCGTGAGCCGGATGTCATAGCCTGCTTCGCTGAGACCGTAGGTCATGCCGCTTTCGTGACGGGTCTTCTCCCAGACCGCAGGGTCAATGGGAATATGCTTCTTGATGCTGGCACCGCGCAGAACGCTCATTTCATGCTCCGTGTGGAAGGTTGGAGTTGGGAGCGCCACGGTGGCGCTCCCTTCCCAGAGTAGGGCAGGCTTAGGAGAAGACCAGCTTGCCGCCGCTGGCTTCCTCCGCCGCCACGGACACGTCACCGGTCAGGGTGATGGTGTCCACGCCCGGCGTCTCGTCGCCTTCGGCCACGACCGTGATGGTCGCATTGCCGATGGCAACCGGCGTCACCACGGCCGACAGGCCGTCCGCTGCCGCTGCCACGGTGACCACGCCGTCCGGCGCGACGGACCACACGGGCACGCCGACGACGGGAACGTTGTCACCTTCCTTGTCCTGGTACGTCACCGACGCGGTGGACGTATTGCCAAGATGGATGATCTTGCTCATTGCATTCTCCTTGGTTGTCATGACATCCCAGATGAACTTTCCAGTCACCGCTCTACGTCTGGGTTTGCGTATGCGGAATACGAAGAGGAGGATCAGCACGATGATGATCAGAAGCACGATGATGTAGATGTTGTTGAACATGGTCATGTTATGCCGCCTTTTTCAAGTCGCCCCAACTGGAGCCGGTTTCTACGTCAACCCGGAAGGGAACCTTGGCCGGGATGATGTCCTGCATTATGAAGGCTATCTTGTTAGCCTCCGTAATGCCGGACACACTACTATTCAAGTCGTCGTGAACCTGAAGCTGTAGGAAGTGGCCAGCCGCGTCAATGGCCACCATCGCCTTCTTGGTCTGGTCGGCGCTGGTTCCCTGGATCAAGCGATTGAGCGCCTTGTGCGTCCAGTCGTAGGATCCATCCGCGTTGACCGGGAAGTGCAGGTGCCGTCCTTCTATGGTGATGATATAGCCGCGCTTCTTCGCGGTCTCGCTGGCAGCTTTTGCCAGCTTCTTGATGAAAGGCGCGCGGCTGTCAAAGGCATCCAGAACGCGCTGACCTTCTTCGCCAGCGGCTTCGTAGATGTAACGGTCAGCGTACTCACGGCCCGCGCTGTACGCTTCAAATTGGCTGGCGAAGAACTGCACGCGGCGTTCTCTGCCCTTGCCCACGGCCAGCGCCCAGCGCGTAGGCAGGCCGATGTCGTGGCATAGCTTGGCCCCGCCTTCGCCGTAGCATAAGCCGAGATAGATGTTCTTGGCGTACTTGCGCGGCAAGCCGGTCAGGTCTGCCATGAATTGATGGTTGTCCAGGTTTGGATCAGCGTGATAGGCGGCGCATGCTTCTTCCGCACCCGGCAGCTTCTTTACGGCGGCGAAGTGCGTCGTCCAACGAGGCTCTTGCTGCGAATAGTCATTGCAGTCCCAGAGCGCACCCTCTTCCGGTATGTATATCTTGCGCCAGAAGTCTGCGAAGTCATCACGGCTTGGTTGCTGTTGCAAGTTCGGCTTGACGCATGAGAGCCTGCCGTAGCGTCCACCCTGCCCGCCTTGCTCGGCGTCATTCTCGTCTTTCTGCCCGCGCATCTGGTTGAAGGTGCAGTGGATGCGGCCATTGGTCATATAGGTGCGAATGCTGGTAGCGAACGTCGTGCGTAGCTTGTTGACCTTGCGTGCTTGCGCGATAGCCTTTGTGACGGGATGGTCCACGCTGGCAAGCACGTCTTGGTCAATGTTCCATTCACCCTTGGCGGTCTTCTTGAGTTGCATTCCTATTGCGAACAAGGGTTGCGCCAAGGCATCCGGCTTCCACACGTTGCCCACACCAATTGTCAAACCTGTTTCGTGTTTGACAATTGATAGTGCTTTCGTCTCCTCTGCCAGAGACCAGCGTTCCACTTCTTCAAGGTGCTTGATGTCAATGCGCACGCCGCGCCGCCGCATCTTAACCAGCACTGGCGTCACTTGGCTTTCAAGGTTGTAGATGTTCCACAGGTCCAGGCTGTCTATCAGCTTCTCCTGCTTGCGCAAGGCTGCCAGCGGTGCGCGCGTGTCCTGCTCACAATACTGTCCAGCGAAGCGTCCCGGCAAACGATGCAGGAACTTCTTGTGGAAGTTGCGCATCTTGCGCTCTTGCTTGGTGCAGTATGCCGCCGCCGCTTCCATGAGAACGGTTTCGTCCTTGCCGGCGACGTCATGCCGCTTGCATACGCTCTCAAGGTCATAGTTGTCTTGCAGTTCGTTGAGCAGACCGTCCGCGATCAAGCAATCACGGAAATATTTCACCTTCTTGAACTCAATGCCCTCCTCGGCCATGTAGTCCAGATCATAGTCCAATTTCGCCCCGGCTATCTCTCCGGTGAAGGCTCCCGCTTGGGCTTTCAAATATCGCGCGACCTGCTTGGGGTCCAGGTTGTCCCCGCCTTCGTGTCTGACCGGCAAGTAGTGGCTTGGTCCATCTTCGATTGTGAACCCGTACCCGACGATATGACCTCCGCGACGCACGCCGATGCCAAGCGTGGTCAGCTTCTCATCTTTCGTTTCAACGTCAACGCAGACGCGCTTCGCCCCCTTCCAGCTTGGGAGCTCTGCCATCGTTGGCATCTTCCAAGTGGAAGGGGGCACGAATAGAGGAAGCTGAACAGCCATCAGGCGTGGTCTCGGTTGACGTTGAAGCCTTCCAGGATGCCGACGATGATGCTGCGCGCCCGCGACAGATCATCCTTGGTAGCCCAAAGGGTGAGGAGGGTCGTCACCTCGGTCTCGGCGGGGGACAGCGGGTTCGCCTTCAGGAACTTGGCCAGCTTCTCCTTGACGAACTTGAGCGGCTGGTTCTTGCGGTTCTTGCGATACCGCTTGGAGAGCTCGATCAGCTTCTCGGTGTAGTGGAGCGCTTTCTCCATGTCCTTGCGGCCGTCCTTCTTGCGCCAGCGCGTGACGTACTTGGTCGCGGC